TCAATGCACTGATCGAGTACCTGTTTGGCATCGATCTGGCCAAGGTTGGCGGCGAGTGGATTGGCGGCCTTTGGGACGGAATGCAAGCCAAGTGGGCGGAACTGGTCGACTGGTTGAGTTCCGCCGTGACGTCACTGATGGACTGGATGCCAGGCTGGGTTAAAGAACGCCTCGGACTGGATGCAGGTGGCCTTGGGCAAATGCCTGGGAGCGCGGTCGGTAATGTCGCTTCGGCTGTTGCGCCTGCAATCGGTCCGCAGAATGGCCAAGGACAGGGTCGCTTTGCCGGTGAGGTCAAGGTTTCCTTTGATAACGCGCCGTCAAACATGCGGGTCAAGGAAGTCAAATCTGACAATCCTGATTTCGTACCGTCGGTCTATGCCGGCTACGCAATGGGAGGGTCGTGATGTCCTGGAAAGACAAGTTGCGTCCAGCCAGCTACAAGGGTGCGCGGTTCCATATCGAAGGTCACGATTCCGATGTGGCTGGTCGTGAAGTCCAGTTGCATGAATATCCCGGTCGCGATGTGCCGTATCCCGAAGACATGCGCCGCAAAACCAAGAATTTCAGCTTTGCCGCCTATGTGATTGGCGATGACTACATGACGGTCCGCGATCAGCTGATCAGCGCGTGCAACAGTGAAGGTCCGGGCACGCTGATACATCCGTATCTGGGGTCGATCATCGCCATTTGTACTGGTTGCAAGCTGTCAGAGCGGGCCGATGAAGGACGCATGGCACGCCTTCAGCTCACTTTTGTTGAGGGTGGCACAAACCAGTTTCCGACATCGAGCAAGGACCAATCCTTTGCACTGACGCAGGCCGTCGAAGCCGCCCACGCATCAAACCGCGAAAGTTTTGCTAATGACTTCTCGGTCGCAGGCAAACCGGCGTTTCTGGCTTATGAGTCGGTGGATGTGATTTCGGAGGCAACCGGCGAGATCGATGGCGCTGTCAGTGACCAGGGCGACGGCACCTTTGCCCGTGCGCTTAGCAAGATCGGAAACGAAGCGCTGACCTTTGTTCAGAACCCATCGGGTCTGGCCAATCAGTTGGGCGATTTGGTTGTTCAAGCTGGCGAAGCTGCCGGTGCTGGTCCGGACACCTTGCAGGCGCTTCGTCCTATTGCTCAGTTTGGCACGCAGCTGGCTGCTGTACCGCTGACCACGGCAACCCGAAAAGTCCAGGCCCTCAATCAGAATGCTGTCGTTTCACTTGTGACCAACTCCGCTGTGATCGAGATGGCCCGGAACGTCATAAACACCGAGTTCACGACAACAGATGATGCCTTTGCAACGCGCGACGAAATTGGCGGATATCTCGATACCGCGATGGATCGCGCCAGTGAAGCCGAGGACGATCAGTTGTTCGAGACGCTCCGCGTACTCCGCACAGCGACCACCGACTACATCAATGCACAGTCACCCCGCACTGCACAGGTCATCAACACGGTGGCTCCGCTGACAGAACCGGCCTTGGTTACCGCTTATCGCTTGTACCAGGATGCCAGCCGGGCTGATGAAATCGCTACGCGCAACGGTGTGGCACATCCGGGGTTCGTGCCTGGCGGGGAAACGATCGAGGTGCTGAGCAATGTCTGATGTCACGCTTAGTCTCAGCGGCACCAATTACGGTGGTTGGAAGCGCGTCCGTATCACGCGCTCGATCGAGCATATGGCAGGCACCTTTGACCTGCAGCTCAGCGACCGCTATCCGGCCGAGGGGAGCATTCCAGTCATTTCGCGCGGATCTGCCTGCAGGGTGGCCATCGATGGCGAAACAGTCATCACGGGTTTCGTCTATGACGATAATCCGGGCTTTGATGCCAAATCGCGCGAGATCCGTGCAGCCGGTCGCGATGTAACAGGTGATCTTGTCGACTGCTCGGCAATCAATAGGCCGGGTGAATGGTTGAATGCCACGCTCGACAAGGTTGTCACCGATATCGCGCGGCTGTTTGCCATTCCAGTAAGGATCGAGACAGCCACGGGCACGAGGTTTAGCAAGTTCCGGATCGAGGAAGGCGAGACCGCCTTTGAAGCCATCGATCGGGCTTGCCGCATGCGGTCAGTTCTGGCGATCAGTGATGGCAAGGGAAGCCTCGTTATTACCAAACCCGGCGTTGCGCGGGCTTCTGTGCGGTTGGAAGAAGGTGTGAACCTTCTGTCCGGATCTGCGGGCTATTCCGATAATGAACGTTTCTCGCGCTACATCGTCAAGGCACAACAGCCGGGATCGGACGACTTGTCTGTCGATCAGATTGCACAGGTTGTTGCCGAACAGACCGATGCAGGCGTTTCGCGCTATCGTCCGATGGTGATCCTGGCAGAGGATTCCGCCGATCGGAACTCCGCGCGTAAGCGTGCGCAGTTTGAGGCCAATGTCCGCGCTGCTCGCAGTCAGCAGATCACCGTGCGCGTGCAGGGATGGCGTGAAACTGAAAACGGGACGCTTTGGCAGCCCAACCGCCTTGTGCAAATCAAATCAGCCACACTCAAGGTCGATCAGGATCTTCTGATCTCTCAGGTGATCAATACCAAGGACCAGTCCGGTACCGTGACAGAGCTCACGCTGTTGCCGCCGGCCGCGTTTGATATCGAACCGCCCAAAGAGAAGAAACTCAAAGATCAGGGGGCGCTCAAATGGATCGAATAAGCCTGATCTTTAATCGTCTGATCCAGCCGTTGCGTCGCCGCGTGATGCTGATGGTGTCCCGTGCGGTGATCAAGGTTGTGAATGACGCCGGGGGCATCCAGAAGCTTCAGATCGTCGGTTATGACGGTGAGCTTCTTGAGGGGGTCGAGCGGCTTCAGGAATACGGTCTGACATCCTCACCACTGGGCAATGCCGAGGCTGTTGCAACGGCCGTCGGCGGCAATCGATCTCATACTATCGTGATCGCCGTTGATGATCGCCGTTTTCGCCTCAAGAACCTCGCACCTGGTGAAGTTGCCCTTTATGACGATCTTGGCCAGAAGGTTCACTTGAAGCGCGATGGCATTCTGATTGAGACAGACCAACCATCTGGTGTGACGGTCAATGCGCCTGCTGCGACGGTGAACTCGGACACGGTTACAACCAACGCGACCGAAGTCACCGTGAACGCGACCAAGGCCGTTATCAACAGCGATGAAATTCATCTCGGCGCTGAAGGTGGGCAGCCGATCGCCCGTGTAGGGGATCTGGTCGATGTTGCTTCGGGCAGCTCTGCAGGCCAGTGGCCGATTGTTTCTGGCTCTGACAAAGTGAGGGCCGGTTGATGGATGTCTTGATCGCTTTTGATGACAAGCTTCTGATCGGTGACATCAAAACTGTTGCCGGCGACCTTGAAACGGACCCTTCGATCCGCACTGCAGTTGTCATCAGCATCTTTACCGACGCACTGGCCAACCCGGACGATGAATTGCCAGCCGGTGAAACGGATCGACGTGGCTGGTGGGGAGATTTGTTGCCCGAAGTCGAAGGCGACAAGATCGGATCACGCCGCTGGCTTTATGTCCGTGAGAAGCAATCACCAGAAACCGCTGAGAAGATCCGGGAAGCCGATCAGGAAGCCCTGCAGTGGCTGATCGATGACGGGATCGCAGCGTCCGTGTCTGTTACGACCGAATGGATCGAACGCGGTGTTCTGGCCGAAGAGATCAAAATCACCAAACCCGATGGCGACCAGGTGAATTGGCGTTTTAATCAGCTGTGGGAGAACCTGTAATGCCATTCTCGCGTCCGACATTGGCGGATCTGGTGAACCAGATTTCAAGCGATATCAAAAGCAATCTGACCGATGCGAATGCCTGGCTGCGTCGTACCGTTCTGGGTGTTCTGTCGCGCGCATTCGCCGGTGCGTTGCATGGGCTTTACGGGTTTATTTCCTATGTTGCCAAGCAGGTCTTTCCCGATACGGCCGAGAAGGCATTTTTGCGCCGCTGGGCTTCGATCTGGGGTGTCAAGTCAAAGCCGGCACAGGCGGCGTCGGGAAATGTAACCTTCACCGGACTAATCGGATCTACCATCCCGGTTGATACGGTCCTTCAGCGCTCTGACGGGGTCGAGTACGTCACGCTCGCCGCCTTGGACCTTACTGCAGAAACCGGAACTGTTGCGGTCGAGGCGATTGCGGGCGGTGCCACCGGCAATCTGGATGCGGGCGCAACTCTGGCACTTGTTGAGCCGATCGTCGGTGTTCAGACCAATGTGACGGTCGCGGCCGGTGGTCTGTCGCAGGGTAGCGACGCCGAGGATGATGAATCACTTTTGGCGCGGTTGCTCAATCGCATCCAACGTCCGCCACATGGGGGCAATAAGGACGACTATGTTACCTGGGCAAAGGATCAAGAAGCACATGGCATCGATGTAACGCGGGCTTGGTCAAACCCGCTCGAACTTGGCTTGGGTACGGTTGTCGTGCGCTTCATGATGGACGACACATACGGCGATGGCATTCCGCTGCCCGCTGATGTTGCGACTGTCGCAAGCTATATTGCTGAAGTCCATCCCGTCACGGCCGACGTGACAGTGGTACCGCCGGTGGCGGTTGCAGTGGTGTTCGAGATCTCTGGCCTGACACCAGGCAATGCAGCGGTCCGTTCTGCGATCGAGGCCGAGCTTCGCGATCTGATCCGCCGTGAAGCAGAGCCGGGCAGCACACTGTTGATCAGTCACATTCGCGAGGCGATCTCGATCGCGGCCGGCGAGACCGATCATGTGCTGGTTGCGCCCAACGCGAACCTGATCGCGGACACGCATGAAATTTTCACCTTTGGCAACATTACCTGGAGCTGAAGGTTATGCGGGCAACCATTGATCAATACCTCAACAATCTTCGATCCCTGATGCCAAAGGGTAAAGCCTGGGCACGCGAAAATGAGGCGGGTCTAACACGGCTGTTACGTGCCTTTGCAACGCCTCTCATGCGCGTCCACAACCGGGCGGTTGATCTGATCGATGAGGTTGATCCCAGGACTTCGGTTGAGCTCCTGCCCGATTGGGAACGTGTTTGCGGTTTGCCTGATCCTTGCAGTGGCCAGCCGGAAAGTCTTGCTGAACGTCGCGACCAGGTTGTTGCCAAACTTGCCGCGCGCGGTGGCCAGTCAATCCCGTTCTTTGTCGAGCTGGCCAGTAACCTTGGCTACGTGGTCACGATCACGGAATTTCGCCCTTTCAGATGCATCTCGAAATGCAATGACCCGCTGACACAAGGCGATTGGCGGTTTGTCTGGCAGGTCAACGCACCGGCCGAGACCATTCGCACCATGACGGTCAATTCCGGCTGTTCGGAGCCATTGCGGACTTGGGGCAACGCACCGCTTGAATGCAACTTCAACCGCCTGAAGCCAGCGCACACCAAAGTCATTTTTACCTACGGAGCCTGATATGAAACGCATCGATACAGCAACAAAGGCAACCGATAAATTCGGCCCGGGCAAGCACGGCTTCACTGATGGCGATCCGACCATACCGATCCCGGCAACCGAGCTTCAGGGGAGTTGGTTTGACCACGTCCAGGAAGAGATCGCCAACTTCATCGAAGAACAGGGCATTGCCCTTGACGAAAACAACCGGACACAGTTGGCGGCGGCTATTACGGCCAAGCTGGCCAACGGGAACTATTTGCGTGCCAATGTCGCTGCGACCTTGATCGCCGGTTTCAACACCGAGTTTCTTGACCTGACAGTCGCAGTCGGTGTGGCGACCTTCGATCCGACCGCTCGCAGCCGGTTCAAGCACACGCTGACCGGGGCGATCCTGATCGATAACCCGGCTGTGATCCCGAATGCCGGGCCTGCGATGATCAAGCTCAAGCAGGATGGTACCGGCAACCATGCGGTTGACTGGGGCACGAAATATCGGGTTACCGGCGATGTCAATTATGCCGCCAATTCGGTCAGTCTTTGTCAGCTTCAGTATGACGCTGCTGACGACGTTATTGACGTTGTGATCACCCATCGACCGGAGGCCTGATGATGTCGCTTTTGATGGAAAACAGCGTTGCGAAGATTGGTTGCGGCGATCCGGGTGATCCGATTGATTTTGCCGCCCTGTTCGACGGCGACGGCAACGGTGAAGCTCAGCTAACGCCGCCAGCCACAGCGACAAACAAGTTCGTGATTTCGGTATATGTCAAGCGGGTGAAGCTTGATGAGCAGACGTTTATTTGCTCGGCGGCAACATCTACCACCAATCGGTTCTGGTTCTATATCACCATTGCCGGGCAGTTGCGTGCGTTTGATCAGACGGCTTCCGGTGTGTTGCCTTTCGACTTCACAACAGCGGCGATTTTCAGGGATGGAGCCAAGCCGTATCACATCATCATGGATTACAACGAGGGCGATGTAACATTTATCGTCGGCGGGATAGTTGTTGCGGAATTCAGTGTCGCGGTCGCGGCTTCCGCCGGGCATGTTCCGCGCTGGAACATGGCAATTCCACACCGGATCAGTTCCACGTCCTCGACTTCTGGCGGTGTGAACTTTTCACATGGATATCTTTCCGACTTCAAATGTATTGCCGGAAAATCCATAGCGGCAGGCGATTTGTCCCTGCACGATTTTGGCAGGTTCAATGCCTATGGGCAGTGGGTCCACAAGACATTCCCCGGAATTGGCGGCGGAGCAGCAGTCTATGGAGCGGCGGGCTTCCATCAAGACTACGCGGACCCGATTGACTTGGGCAAAGATGTATCTGGTAACGGTAATCATTTTACGGTGGCTGGGGATGTTGAACAGGTCACCGATACGCCAACGAACACAGCACTTATTGCCAACCCGTTAGATCAATTTTCCGGAATAATGTCCGAAGGAAATACTGTTGTTTCGCCGAATATTTACGATGGTGCGGGAACGACATTCATTATTCCGGACAGTGGAGACTGGTATTTCGAGGCAGAGTTGGTTGCAGACAATGGATCGGGTGTGAACGGTAGAGCTGCTGTCGGTCTCGTGAAGTCAGGCTATGACCTTGACCGTTCTGGGTCCGGAAATTTTCAGGATTCCGGGGCTTACGCTCTTTCTTCAAAAGGCGGGGAATTCTGGTTTAATGGAGTTGTTGATACTTCGCCGGACAATTTCGACGTCGGCGCGACGGTTGCTTTGCATTGGAATTCCGAAACCCGTTACCTGGAGTTTGGTCACGACGAGGCTGATCCGGGCGTAACATTGACGTGGTTCGGAGGGGTGACAGTCCCGGAAAGCGAAGGTCCTATGATGTTGGCTGCCGGCACAACATCTGTTTCGGGTATCACATGGAGACTACGACTGCGGGATGACAACCAAAAGTTTTTGCCTCCTGACGGGGCTAAAGCGCTTTCTTCTGATAATTTTCCATGTCCGGACATCCTTGATCCGCGTGATTACGTGGTCGAGAATATCGCTTTGGCCGGGGATGGTTTCAGTGATTGCCAGTTCAGCCTTTTGTCAAACAAATGCGCAGTTCTCTCGCGTCGGTATGACCAGTCAAGTCATTGGCGGTTGACGACGACCCTGCGCGGTCCCGGCAAGTTCCTTTCAACCAGTGAGCCGGGCGTCGGTGAAATCACCGGCGAAGAAGGACTTGATGCCTTCACCCATACCGGCTTCACGATCAGCGCAACAGCCGCAGATGAATGGCTTGGCAGTCGTTATGACCTTGTGATCCGGGCGAGCCCGCTGGCCGGAATTGATATCTTTGAATTTACCCATGTGAACGGTACGCCCTCGGTTGTCGATCAGGATACGGGAGGCGTTATCGAAGAGCTGTGGTTATTCCCCATCTCTGGCGGCAATGTTCGCATTTTCAAAGCGGCGATGGGCGATGACAAATACCTTGTCATGAACAACACCAATACGGCTGCGACGGACACGGGCTGGATTTCAAGAACGGCCAATCAGGTCACTTTTAATGGTTCGTTGGCTGACGGTGAGTATGTGGCGATTGCCTTCCGGTCAGTGGATCAGTTCTCGAAATTTGATAGCGGCACGGGAACGGGTAGTGCAACGGCTGGGCTTTTCTGTCCACGCGATCATTCGCCGCTGGTTTGCATCACAACCCGCGAAAACGGTTCTACGAAATGGCTGCATTCCAAGGCATTGAATACCGGCAATCCGAGCGTCAATCACCTTTCGCTGGGTTCCAACGCAGTGCTTGGAACATCTTCAACCGAGAAAGACATCCTGTCGAACGGTGTACGCATGATGTCAGCAAATAATGACAATGCGGCTGGCAATAAAATTCTTGTCAGCACCCTTGCTTATCAACCCGGAAAATTTGCCACAGCCCGATAGGAGCAATCAGTTATGCGTACCCCACTTTATGCGATCTTCAACGACGACTGGTCGTTCAACCGTTATGAATATGGCGTGAGCTTCGCCGCGACCACCGGACGCAACTTCACCGATGCCACCAAGCATTCGGTCGAAACCCTGCTTGAACATTTCGTCAAACCGATCACCCAGACGCCCAAGCCGTCAAGCGAATGGCAGGACGTGGCCAGCCAGCCCGATGTTTTGATTGAAGGCGAAGGTGCGGATCAGACCGCAAAGCTGTCTTGGCCAACTGCGCCGATCAGTCTGGATCAGGCGAAGGATAAGTTGCGGAAGAAGGCGGCTCGATGCTGTGAAAAGGCCATGTTCAGTGGCTATTTGTGGGAGCGTACGGAGGGCGAGTTTTATCTCGTGCAGTCCGATGTCATGAGCCGGGCCAACATTCTTGAAAAAGAGGCCCTTGCCCAGCGCCGGATTGCTGCGGCCAACTCGGACCTGATCCCGTTCCGCATGGCAGACAACTCAACCCCAAAAATCACCCCAGCCGAGATGGTCGCGATTGCCGACGCTGTTGCGGTCTTGCGCGACAACTGTATAGACAATCTCGATACGGTTGAGACCGCGATTGATGCCTTGCCGGATCTCGCTGCCTGTGTTGCGTTTGATTGTTCGACAGGTTTCCCGGCGGTGCCGGAACAACCTATTGACCAGTAGGCGCGGCAACTTCTCCAAATAGAATACGAAGCCCGTAAATTACGGCAGTAACGAGAATTACAAGCGAAAGGAAATCGAGCAGCAGAGGATATGTTCGCCAACCATGCCCAGGTAAGTATCCGGGTTCCTGTCTTTGAACCCGGATTGCCTGTCCCATGAAACCCTGAAGTGCGCCGAAACCTTCGATAATCATCCGCAGACCTTGAACCCCCAAACCGGCCAGAAAAACAGCGGTCAAATTCGCAACATTTTCTCGCAACGGTCCCGTGAAAAGCTGCGAGCCCACGAGAGTAAGAGAAGCCAGTAAACCACCGCAAAGGCCGCGCAATATGAAGCTTTGCAGCGAGAGCCATGTCGAACGCATTTGGCCGTCGGCAGCACGCTCAAGTAGGCGGTTGAACTCAGGTAGCTGCTTTTCATCTGTAATCGGAGGCAAGCCATCAACTTTTCTCGGGCCAAGCTTCCAAAGATCACGCCAAAGAACGCCAGTTTTCTGCTTGCCGAGACGCCCACTACCAGTTGGTTGATCTTGTTCCTTAGACATCGCTTTCCCCCGTTTCTAGGCGGGGGTCAGGGTGCGCCAACATCCTGAACCGGGAGGGACTAGCTCCCACGATAAATCGCCCCGCCACCGTTGCAACGGCGGGTACAGATTAGAAAGACTTTTTTCGCTATGTCGACTCAAACTGTTACGCCTGTTCGTCCCGTCGCCCCGTATCTTGGTGGCAAACGCAACCTGGCCAAGCGATTGGTGGCCATGATCGATCAGATCGATCACACCACCTATGCAGAGCCTTTTGTCGGTATGGGCGGAGTTTTTCTGCGCCGAATCCGTCAGCCCAAGGCCGAGGTCATCAACGATATCAACAAGGAACTGGCGACCTTCTATCGCATCTTGCAGCGCCACTATGTGCCCTTCATGGATATGATGAAGTTTCAGATCACGACCAGGGCAGAGTTTGAACGCCTGGTCAAAACAGATCCAACGACGTTGACGGATCTAGAGCGCGCTGCGCGGTTCCTCTATCTTCAGAGAACGGCTTTTGGCGGCAAGGTTTCCGGCCGCAATTTCGGGGTGTCGGTAGAGCGTGGTGGCAGGTTCGATATCACCAAACTGGGGCCGATGCTTGATGATCTGCACACCAGGCTTTCAGGTGTGGTGATTGAATGCCTGCCATATGGTGACTTCATCAAACGCTATGACCGGCCGGAGACACTGTTCTATCTCGATCCACCGTATTATGGCGGCGAGAATGACTATGGAAAGAACATCTTTGAGCGCGCCGATTTTGAGAAGCTCTCAGAGCATCTCAGAGGCCTCTCAGGGCGCTTTATCCTGTCTCTGAACGATACGCCAGAAGTGCGCCAGATATTCGACGGTTTCTCAATGGATACGGCCGAGGTCAACTATTCGATCGCAAAGCAGAGTGAAAGCCGTCGTGCCTATGGCGAGTTGATCATCTCAAACACCTGATGGTGCGGGCGGCTTGAAAGGGTCGCCCAACCCTCTTATATCCCCGATCGGGACAGGTGATGACCATAGTTGAGAGGCCATATGGACATTGCCAAGGACGGAATACCACTAAGCGACACGGTCAGACACGATCTCGAAGCCGTTCATTTTCATTGCCGCACCTGCCATCGATCGATCTCAAAGACCCCGCAACAGCTGCTGAAGCTTGCATCGTCTGAAACTGGCCTTTGGGCGCTCACCCGTCGCCTGCGCTGCAATTCATGCGGCGAGAAGGATTTCACGGTCCGGCTCGGCTACCCAAGAAATTGCGCCGGAATCGGCAAAGCAATACCGGTCCACCCAGCCAAGGATGATCCGGTATGACGAAAAGTGCTATGCTCCAACTTTAATTGGCGAGCACTCCAAAACCAAATGTCGCGCTACATCCGTGCTGCTTCACAAGGGGCGGGTTGTCAGGAGGGGGGGGGACGAGTTTCCGGAAAGGTAGAGAAAAATAGCTGATGTCAGAACTCTGGCGCGATGTAAGCAATTGACGGGGCATGGTCGTCTGGCTACAAATCGGCAACCAGATTATTTGCAAGGTTTTATCAATGAGTCACGGGCGCAAGATTTCAGTTATCGGTTTGGGCTATGTCGGGTTGCCGGTCGCGGTGGCATTCGGTACTTCAATTGGCCGTACCGTTGCCTTTGATATTAATCAGGCGCGCATCGCACAGTTGAAAGCCGGTCACGATGCGACCGGTGAAGTCGATGACCATGAACTTGCCGCTGCTGACTTGTTGCTGACGGCGGATGCGAAGGACCTTGCCAAGGCCGATGTCCATATTGTAACCGTGCCGACCCCGATTGACAGTTCGAACCGTCCGGATCTGTCCCCTTTGCGTTCCGCGTCGAAAACCGTTGGCGCCATCCTTAAAAAAGGCGACATCGTTGTATATGAAAGCACCGTCTATCCCGGCGCGACAGAGGAAGAATGCGTGCCGATCCTTGAGGAACTTTCCGGCCTGAAAGCCGGAACCGATTTTACGGTCGGTTATTCGCCCGAACGCATCAATCCGGGTGATCGTGAACATCGCTTTACAACAATCACCAAAGTTGTTTCCGGTCAGGACCCGGCAACGCTTGATATCGTGGCCGACGTCTATGGCAGTGTGGTAACCGCTGGCATCCACAAGGCGCCGACCATCAAGGCGGCCGAAGCTGCCAAGGTGATTGAGAACACCCAGCGTGACCTCAATATCGCCCTGATGAACGAGCTTTCGCTGATCTTTGATCGGGCGGGCATTGATACTCGTGATGTGCTTGAGGCCGCCGGGACCAAATGGAACTTCCTGAAATTTACCCCGGGGCTTGTGGGGGGGCATTGCATAGGTGTTGATCCCTATTACCTGACCCACAAATCCGAGGAACTTGGCTATTATCCGCAGGTGGTTCTGGCCGGACGTCGGGTGAATGATGGCATGGGGGAAGTGGTTGCCAACAAAGTCATCCGCGCCCTGCTGCGCGCCGGGGCAACCAAAAGCCCGACCGTGACCGTCCTTGGGCTGACATTCAAGGAAGATGTGCCTGATATCCGCAATACCCGCGTGATCGACATTGTACGTTCACTCGAAGAAGCCGGTGTGAACGTGCAGGTTCATGACGTGCATGCGGATAAGGAAGAAGTCGCGCATGAATTTGATGGCTTGAAGCTGTGCTCGGACGATGATCTGAAACCTGCCGATGCGGTGGTCCTGGCCGTGTCGCACAAGGAATATGTTGCCAAGGGCTGGCCGCTGGTCAGCAGCTTGCTGAAGGATGGCAAGGGATATGTTGCCGATGTGCGCGCCGTTCTGCCGCGTCAGGCTGTGCCGACCGGTATCGATCTTTGGCGTCTCTAGGTTTGCGCGCCTATTCGTCCTGATAGAGACCAAGCGCGCGCTGCAGTTTTTTCGTCAAACCCTTGGCGACGATGCGGTGCGCGCTTTTTACATGATCTTTCAGGTCGTCGTCGTTTAAGCCCGGTGCGTCATAGTGCTGTATCCACTTCATCCCGCGCGATGCGAGATAGGGTGCTGGACGCAGGCCCGGCATATCTTTCAGGACTTCATAGCCGATCTCGGATGTCTTGAAGGTGACACCAAATGTCTCATTTTTGCTCCAGCCACCAATCGCGAAAACCTTGCCACCAACCTTCCAGACATCCGCGCCACCCCACTGCACGACGTGTGTGGTTTGCGGCAGGGATTTGCAAAAGCTGTTAAACTGATCACGGTTCATTTGGCCAACCATGTGATGCTGATGACGTAAATGGCCATGGTAAGCAATGAAGCCGTTTGCGTCA